GCAGGTGGAAGGCCCGTAACCGAATGGGAAAAAATAGGGGCTAAAATACAAACAAATTATTCATTTGTCTGGATTGATTATCAGTATGATGTTTCTGAAGATTCCTTGCCGCAATATTTTGTGCAGCTTCTAAAATATTTTCTCTGCTGGCATTTTGCAGAACCAGTAACAGATCAGATCAGTAAATCCCAATATTGGATGGGTATGGCCGTAGGAAGTCCTAGCGATAACGGGCGTGGCGGATTCTTTCGTCAGGCTACAATTATAGATTCTCAGAATCAACCCAATCAAGTTATTGAGGACTTCTCTCTTGTCGCCGTGAGGTATTGATGACCAAGATTGTCAATATCCAAACTAATTTTACAGTTGGCGAGGTTGACCCGCTTCTGCGCGGTCGTATTGATCTTAATCAATATTATTCTGCTTTGAAATTAGCAGAAAATGTTCTGGTCATTCCGCAGGGTGGTGTTCGTCGTCGTCCCGGATTGAAGTTTATCTATGATCTTCCGGCAGCCGCAGCTAATGGCGTAGCTTTAATTCCATTTGAATTTTCGACTTCTGACTCATATATGTTTGCAGTCGTCAATCAACAAATTTATATTTTTAAGAATGGTGCGATTGTAACAAATATTAACGCTTCCGGTAATTCATACCTGACGGCTTCAACTCTTACTTCAGCTATTTTGCCTAATCTTAAATATGCCCAATCGGCAGACACTATGATCTTTGTGCATGAGGATTTAGCTCCGTTAAAACTTGTTCGTGGCGCTACAGACGCTTCGTGGACACTTAGCACAATTACATTTGATTATATTCCATATTACGCTTTTTCCCCTACAACGACAAGTCCAAGCCATACGCTTACGCCGAGCGCATCTACAGGATTTATTGAATTAAACGCTGGCGGGGGTGCTTTCTCGGCAGCCAATGTTGAGCAATATATCAATGTAAAAGAGGGAAAAGGCTACGGTCGCGCTCGAATAATTACATTTGTATCAAGTTCAAAAGTTAAGGCACAAGTGGAGATACCGTTCAGCCAAACAAGCGCATATGCCTCTGGCGAATGGGAACTTGAATCTGGTTATGAACATACTTGGTCATCAACAAAAGGCTGGCCGCGTAGTGTTACATTTCACGAAGGCCGTCTCTTCTTCGGCGGGTCTAAGACTAGGCCATCTACTGTCTGGGGTAGTCGCGTCGGTGATGTATTTAATTTTGACAAGCAAACAAGTTTAGATGATGACGGATTAGAGGCAACGCTTGATGTTGATAAATTTAATGCAATTGTCGATATTTATTCTGGCCGCGATCTTCAAATCTTTACTACTGGTGCTGAGTTCTATGTTCCACAAGGACTTGGCGATCCGCTTACGCCTACGAACTTTATCGTTCGCGTAGCAACCCGTAACGGTATTCTTGATGGAGTCTCACCTGTTGGTGTTGAGGCGGGAACTCTTTACGTTCAACGCGGGGGCAAGACGGTAAAAGAGTTCATTTATACTGATGCACAAGCTACATATATTTCAAATAATATTTCGGTTCTGTCTGGTCATCTAATCAATACACCGATTGATCTGGCCTTACGCAGGGCGACCGACACCGATGAAGCTGATCTTCTTATGATCGTCAACACAGACGGTTCATTTACGGCATATTCTGTTTTACGATCACAAGATATTATTGCACCTAGTCGCTTTACTACTGATGGACTATTCAAAGCTGTAGCCGTTGACGTGGATACGATTTACACAGTTGTACAACGTACAATTAATGGAACAACCAAGTATCATGTCGAACAATTTAATCGTGATATTACACTTGATAATGCCGTTACTGGTGGCGCTGCCGCAAATGTGACTGCATCAAATCTTGCTGCAAAGACGGTCAAGGTAATTGCGGACGGCGTTCTTCTGTCGGATGAGACGGCTAATTCTAGCGGCCTAATTACATTTGATCGCGCATCTACAGCGTCTTTTGTAGTTGGCACTGATTATACAGTTCAAATCAAAACCATGCCGATTGAACCAAGACTGCAATCTGGCAATCTTCGAGGCTATAAAAAACGTATTATCGAAGCAGCGGCAGAGTTTTATGAAACTCAAAGCGCATCCATCGGTGGAGTCGAGATCGCGTTTAGAAATTTTGACACAGCTATCTTGGATGCTCCTGTTACTGCGTTCACTGGATTGAAGCGTGTTGGTCCGTTGCTTGGATATGATTATGAAGGGTCTGTAACCGTTACTCAGCCATCACCGCTCAAAATGACATTATTGTTTTTAGATTATCGCGTAAGCGTTCCAACGGGGTAAGACAATGGGGTTTAGTGTTCCAATCCTTATGGCCGCTGCATCTTCTGCCGTTAGTGCTATCGGCTCAATAGCCGCTGGTGAATCGCAAAGGCAGACAGCCTTCGCACAAGCTCGGCAAGCAGAATTACAGGCCAAATCAGATGCGTTGAAGTATAAGCAACAAGGGATTGCCGTTCTTGAAAAGACACTTGCGACTGCGGCTACGATCCGTGCCCGTGCTGCTGCTGGTAGCGTTGATCCATTCGGCGGGTCGGCTCTAGCACTTACGCAATATGCCTTTGGCAAGGGCGCTGAAGAGAAGATAATGACCGAGGATAATGCCCAACTTGCCTTGCTCGGTGGCCAGATCAATGCATCCGAGCTACGTCGTCAAGGCGATGCTGCGGCTCAAGCCGGATACATCAAGGCATTCGGCACATTGCTATCCACTGGAGCGCAAGCAAAATTCATCGGCGGTGCCGGTGATATGCTTGGTTCAAGTTCTCTCAAATTAACTGGATCAAATCTAGTATCGACTCACAAAGGCAATCCTTTTTACTACGGAAGTTAGGGGTTAGATAATGGCCATCATGCCACGATATACATCTAGCGACATTGCGGTAGGAACACCGCAGGGCCAGTTCCGTGATGTGTCTGCACCAATGGATCAGTTGTCATCCCAGATGGACCGGATGACAGATTTCTTTATTCAGGAAGCCAAACAACAAGCCGTGGTGCAAGCCGAAGAATATGCGGCTGATAAAGCCCCTACCATTCAACAGATTGAAGAGGCGCGTCGTCTTAATCAGCCGATTGCTCCGATTGCGGATAAGACTACAATCTTTGGTCGCGCAGCTAATGAGGCGCAAAGCCGCATCCTTGCCAAGAACGTAGCCGCTGCTGCTGATATGCAAATGGCGCAACTTTCTGCCGATGTAGAAAGCGGAAAAGTTAGAGTCAACGACATTGCTAATCAGACAAACGCACTGATCAAAGGCTATTCGTCTGCACTAGCAGAGGTTGATCCGGTGATTGCCCGGTCGCTTGAGGCTGATCTTGCACTTTCCGGCAACCGTTTATTTGTGTCTGCAACTAAAGCGGCTGCCGCCGATGCCGCTGCAAAACAGAATCAAATGGTTCTTGATTCTATTAACGCGTCAGTAATCCCAAAAGTTTCTCAGATATTTGCCGCTGGAGATGTCTTATCTGTTGGCCCAACTGGAGAAACTATTAAGATTGATGTGCAGTCGCAAGTTAAAGCTACTTACGAACAATCATTAAATAAGATTCGTTCATTGCCAGCTGCAAAACAAGCTCAAGCGGTCAAGGATTTAAATAAAGCAGTAAAAGAAGGGGCTGAACGATACGGTGAGTATGTCGTATTACGCGGTGATATTAAAGATTTAAACTCTCTTTATAAACAAATTATTGACGGTAAATTTGATTTTGCCATCACTGATCCAAAAGATTTAAATACGCTTGCTTCAAAGGTAGCTTCTAAAATTAAACATTTAGAAGAATTGCCTAATCAGCAAAGAGAAATTAAGAAAAAAATTATTGAACAGAGTATTAAGGATGGCCAAGAATCTGTGGCTGCTGGAAATTATTTTCTTTCAGATTTGCCAACAGAAGAAGATATAAAATTAAATTTTGAAAATCCTGTCGATATGGCATTGGCTATTCGTGAGCTTAATGTGCTTCGAGACACGGCTCGTATAGCTTTTGAATTTCAATATAAAACAAAAAATCAAAGAGATATTGAAGAAGAAAATGCGCGTCGAAACGCAAAAGATGAAGATACAAAAAAACTGTATGATATTATTAAATCCATAAATAACAATATTGACCAAAAAGTTAAAAATGACCCAGCTAAATATGCGTCCAGATTTGCTGAAGTGCAAACTGGGTGGGAAAACTTTATGACTGCAAAAGCAGAGCAGGCGGCTAAGTTAAGTAATGGTCAAACGCCAGACCCTTACATTGTGGCTAAAGCTGCGTATGAATATATTGAAGCAACTAAATATCGGCAATTACAGGCAGGAGTTGTTCCCGGAGATGTTAAATATTTTACTAAAGAATGGGTAGAGTCATATAAAGACGCATTTAATAATCAAGTAAAAAGCGGGCAAAACGCCGCAGATTTCTTTATGAATGAATCGCAGTTCTGGGGTGCTGCTTGGCCTGATCTTGTTAAAGAAATGAATTTAGGCAATGAACTGCTTATTATTGCCAAAATGTCTTCATCGTTAGAATCAAGACGGGCTGCACAGGTGTTGGCAAACGCAGCGCAGCCTGCAAATAAAAAAGCGTTAGAAGAAGTATATTCAGCAGAGAAAAAGAACATTACGTCTGAGGTATCATCTTTAATGACTGATTTTAGAATATCTTTACGTTCACCAGCCATACAAGACGGTGCTATTATTGAGCAGGCAGTTCTTGATTCTGGTGTGCTGCTTACTATGGCATATATGCAAGAAAACATGAGTATGTCTGAGGCCGCTCAAAAAGCAATCAAAAATATGATTGATGACCATTATGGATATGGTGCTGGATTTCGTGTGCCTAAAATGCCTGGTTTATCAACGGCAATCGTTACAGAAAATGCTAATTTTATTAAAGCTAATATTGATTTCTTTGCAGATCAAATTGCTTTACCGCCGAGCCTGACTGCTAAATCACAAGGCAAAGATGAAGAAACAATAATGAAAGATTACTTGGATAGTCTTAGGGTCAGTGGAGGATTTGTAAATACTGGAGATGACCGTAATGGTGTAAGATTGATTGATGCCGTTGGTAATCCGGTTAGATTTAAAGATGGGTCAGCATTTGAAATTACTTGGGATCAATTAAATAAGGCCGCTATTGCTGACTTGCCGTCTGAAGTTGAAATAAGAAACGAATCACAAAAAGCAAATTATATGCGGTCAAGAAACGCTTTGCTTGCAAGCTATAGAATATTATCGCTTGGAACAAAGCAAACATATTTTACTGATATAAATCAACAAATGATCAACAAGCCTGATCAAAAAGAGAAAACAGAAAATGAAGTTGGTGAACCTATAAATCAATCTACATTATCCCCAGGTGATATTGACGAACGTATCGCTTCATTATCCCCAGAGGAATACATCGCTTACTGGAAAGATAAAATAGCAGAGGGGAGTTTTGGGCGTGATTTTAGAGATATGAGCTATGAAGAATTTAAAGATTGGACGGAAAGGTATAGAAGAATGGAAAGGTCTGGAAATAATTCAGAGGA